GAGCCCGCGGCGGTGGTCGGCTCCATCGGCGTGCTCATGGTGCACACGGACTTCTCCGGGGCGGACGCCAAGTACGGCATCAAGACCACCTACCTGACCGCCGGCCATTACAAGGCCATGGGCAACGACGCCGAGCCGCTCTCCGACGAGGCGCGGGCCTACTTCCAGGGGCAGCTCGACCACATCTACGGGCTGTTCATCGACGCGGTGGCCCGCCACCGCGGGGTGGACGCCGAGACGGTGCGCACCGACATGGCCGACGGCCGGGTGTTCATCGGCGCCCAGGCCGTCGAGGCCGGGCTGGCCGACGCGGTGGGTGCCTTGGAAACCGCCATTACCTATTTGGAAAAGGAGTCTCAAATGAAGACTGCAGCAGAGATCAAGGAGAAGTACCCGGACCTGGCCGCCCAGATCGAGACCGACGCCCGGCAGGCCGGCGTGGACGAGGGCAAGAAGATCGGCGGGGCGGCCGTGGACAACGTGCTGGCCCTGGTGGACGTGCACTTCGGCGCGGAGCAGGGCGAGGCTTTCCGCAAGATCGTGGCCGCCGGGGTCAATGCCGAGGGCTACGCCGCCATCCGCGCCGCCCAGCCCCAGCCGGCGCCCGCCGCGGCGGAAAAGGACGCGGAAAAAGAGAAGCTGCTGGCCGCCATCAAGGCCGCCGGCGCGCCCGCCGTGGGCGCCGACGACCCTCCGGCCGGCGGCGAGAAGGACTTCGACACCCTGCTGGCCGAGCAGCTGGCCAAGGTGCCCGGCCAGAAGAAGTCGGCCGCCATGGCCGCGGTGCGCAAGGAGCACCCCAAGGCATACGAGGCCTGGCTGCAGCAAAAACAGAAACGCTAGGGGCGAGCGCCCCGACGGCACGGGCGACCCGCCGGCCGCCCATAAGATTGCCCTAACAGTACGGGCGACCCGCCGGTCGCCCCGACGCCCCGAAAAAGGAGAATCCCATGAGCTACAACAACGGAGTTGCAACGTTCAAGGCGGGCACCGCCCTTGAGGCCCGGCGCCGGGTGAAGATCGAGAGCGGCACCACCAACGACCCGCCCGAGATCGTCTACGCCGACGCGGGCGAGGACTACATCGGCGTCACCGAGTACGCCGTGGCCGACGGCGACATGGTGGCCGTCAAGATGTGCAACGCCCCGGGCATCTTCGAGATCGAGTGCCTGGTGGACAGCGCCATCGCCCGCGGGACCACGCTCTACGGCGCCGCCGACGGCCGCGTGTCGGACGCCTCCAGCGGCACGGCCCAGGCCATCGCCCTGGAGACCGGCGTGGACTACAAGCACATCCGCTGCGCCATGTGGAACGTCAAGAGCACCACGGCGGCCACGGTGAGCGTGGCCGACAGCGGCGGCTTCACCTCCACCGCCACCGTCGAGGCGGCCCTGGCCGAGATCTACCAGCACATCGCCAGCGCGCAGAAGTGCATCCCGATCCCCCTGGGCAGTCTGACCCTGGAGGACGGCACGGCCATCGGCAAGTTCTCCGACGGCGACAGCGCCACCCCGGGGCTGTCCCAGGAGAGCAACAAGGAGGTGGTGCTGCGCTGGAACAACCACGGCACGCCCGGCAAAGTGGCCGCCGCCGGCATCGCCCTGCCGCCTGACCTGGACGCCGCCAGCGACGTGGTCATCCACTGGCGCGCCAAGATGAGCGGCACCACCGACACCCCGACCCTGGAGCACGAGTGCTACCTGGGCGCCGGTGACACCGACTGCGCCGGCACCGACGACGAGGTCGACGGCGGCGCCACCCTGACCGAGTACACGGCCACCATCGCCGCCTCCAACGTGGGCGGATCGCCCGAGGAGCTGACCCTGCTCTTCGGGCCCAAGGCCAGCGAGCTGGGCACCGACGACCTGCTCGTCTACTCGGTGTGGATCGAATACACCGGCAAGACCCTGACCGCCTAACCGGCGCTAAAGTGTAAGGGCGGGCCCCCGCGCCCGCCCCACCCCAAAGGAGGATTATCGCCATGAGACCCAACACCAGCGCAGCCGTTTACCGGCCCGATCTTGGCCAGGTTGTTATGGAGTACGTCGAGGACGTGTCCATGCAGCCGATCGGGCTGCAGGTCATGCCGCTTTACCCCACCGCCCTGCGGGCCGCCAGCTTCCCGGTGATCCCCAGCGAGGCCCTGCTCAAGCTGCCCGAAACCGCCCGCGCCCCGCGCGGCCACTACAACCGGGGTGACTGGGAGTACGAGCGCGGCCAGTTCTCCACCGACGAGTACGGCTGGGAGGAGCCCATCGACGACGCCGAGCGCAGCCTGCTGGAGAGCGAAGCGCCCGGGATCGCCGACGAGGTGGCCACCCGCCGCGCCTGGAACCACATCATGCGCGCCCAGGAAAAGCGCATCGCCGACGCGGTCTTCAACGCCACCACCTTCGCCACGGTGACCGGGGACGTGACCAACGAGTGGGACGACGCGGACAACGCTACCCCCATCGAGGACGTCAACGACGCGCGCGAGACTATCCGCGGCAACTGCGGCCTGCTGCCCAACGTGCTGATCATCGGCTGGAAGACCTTCCAAAACCTGAAGAACTGCGACCAGATCGTCGACCGGCTCAAGTACACCTTTCCGGGCATCGACTTGAACCGCATGAACAGCGAGCAGCTCGCCGCGGTGTTCAACATCCCCCGGGTATTGGTCGGCGGGGCGGTCTACGACAGCTCCGGCGTGGGCATCGACACCAGCGTCGCCAACGTGTGGGACCCCGAGTACGCCATGCTCACCCGCGTGGCCACCGGGCGCGACCTCACCGAGCCGTGCATCGGGCGCACCTTCCTGTGGACCGAGGACTCGCCCCAGAACCCGATCGTGGAGAGCTACCGCGAGGACCAGACCCGCAGCGACATCATCCGCGTGCGCCACCATGTGGACGAGTGCCTGATCCAGAGCAAGAACACCAGCGGCACGGTGGTCTCCAACATCGCCGTGGCCTGCTCGTACCTGCTCAGCAACATCTACACCGCGTAACCCAGGGGGCGGCCCGACGGCCTCCTCAGCAGGAGCCATACCCATGCCTCTCGCAATCTTCACCGACGCCATGGACGATCTAACCGGCACCCTTGGCGAGACCGCCGTCTACACCCCCGGCGACGGGGGCGCGGCGGTCTCAGGGGTGCCAGTCAACGTGGAGATCGAGGTGGAGGGGCAGCCCGACGGGTATAATGGTACAGCATGGACCCAGATCCAGACCGTCGAGGGTCTCTTGGCAGACTTCGGGCAAGAGCCGAACGAGGGTGACACTATCGAGATGGCCGGCACAATCTACACGGTGAAACGGGTGTTAGAGAATGACGGCATCTTCGTAAAAATGGCGGTGCGCTGATGGGAGGCTTCCAGATCAGCACGGCGGATCTGATAAAGCTGCATCTTCTTTTAAATGATATTAAAAACGGCCCGCGCACCGTGACTGTGCGGGCGATTAACAGCACGCTGGCCGGCGTGAGGACCGATGCGGTGGATGAGGTTTATAAGGTTTTGAATCTAACTAAAACCCGCATCCGGAAGGATTTTAAGGTCACTAAAGCAAACGCAGCGGTCCCCAAGGGCAAGGTGACCGCCAGCGGCAAGCCGGTTGGGCTGGCATCGTTTTCCGGGACATCCCAGCGGGCCAAGGGCACATCGGTGAAAGTCAATCGCCTGGGGCAGCGCACCATCATCAAACATGCGTTTCTGGCCGAGATTAAAAATGCGAATAACGTATGGCGCCGGATACTTAAGCCCGGCGGTCCCAAGGGCAAGCGGGTTGCCCGTCTGCCAATCGACCGCCTCACTGGCCCTCGCATCGAGGACATCATCGCCAAGCCGGCGGTGATGAGCACCGTGATGGACAAGGCCGGCGCCAGGTTCGCCGCGAACATCGATCACGAGACCGAGTACTTGCTGTCGAAACACCGATAGGGCGACCCTCCGGTCGCACCAAACTGGATAAGCAATGAATGACACCATCCGCCGCCAGATTGTCTCCGCTATCGTCACCGCCCTGGGCTCCGTGCGCACCTCGGCCGGATACGCCACAGATATCGGCGCCACGGTGTACCGGGCGCGCACCGCGGTAGACCCGGACGCGGCGCCGTTCTGCAATGTCTTTGCGGGGCGCGACGAGTCGAGCCTCACCCCATACGGAATGGCGCGAAACGTCATGCCGGTGACCGTCGAGGCGGTGAGTGTCTTTTCTGACGACGACCCCGCCGCCGCGGAGGACGACCTGCTCGGGGACATCATTGAGGGGATGACCGGCGCGGTGTGGACGCTTGCCTACAATACCGGATCCAGCGAGATCGAGGTGGGCGACACGATTACCGGCGCCACCGGCAAGGCCACCGCCTATGTGGCAGGCGTGACCATCGCATCGGGCGCGTGGGCAGATGGGGATGCAGCCGGCACATTGACCCTGAGGCGCATGGTCAAGGATTTTGCCGCCGGCGAAGTGCTGAAGATAGGCACCGCCGTCGCGGCCAAGGCGGATGGGGCCGCCAACGGCCAGCATGCCGTGGATCGCGTCACCGGAGGTCTAGCGGCTTCTATCGTCTACATTGATG